CACGTTCGCAATGTCGGCTGGCACGCTTGGGCCGGCACACATTGGGAAAACGAGGGCGGCAACGAAATGGCGATGCGACGCGCGCACAAAACGGCCGAGCGCATCGTGCTTGAGGCCGACGTGATGGCGGCGACGCCGAAAGAGCAAGCCGCGATCGACGCGGCGAGCCAGGCGCGCGACGCGATGGGTGCGATCGAAAAGGCGAAGGGGCAGGTTGATGCGCGCAAGGATCAGCAATGGCAAATGCTGTCGCGCGTCGTCGATGCCGGCGCCGAGGCGCAAGCCGCATTGAAGGGCCGCCAGATTGCCCGGCGCAAATACTCAGTGTCGAGCGGCAACGCCGGCAAGGTGCGCGGGATGCTCGATCAGGCTGCACCCTATTGCACCGTCAAGATCGATTCGCTCGACGCCGATCCGCTGGCGTTCAACGTGCTCAACGGCACCTTGCGCTTTGTGTGCGACGAGGTGCCCGATCCCGACGCCTCGGATCACTCGGGCAAGGTGAGCAAGCATTGGCGCGTCGAGATGACAGAACATCGGCGCGGTGATCACATCACCAAAGTCGCGCCGGTGGAGTACATCAAGGGCGCCCGCGCTCCGCATTTCGAGGCGGCGGTTAAGCGCTTCCTGCCGATCGAGCCGGTGCGCGACTTCGTGCAGCGCTTCCACGGCTACGCCTTGACCGGAATGGTGGGCGAGCAATGTTTCGTTTTCAGCTATGGCACCGGCGCGAATTGGAAATCGACATTCGTCGAGATCGTCGCGCGGATCATGGGGCCTTACTGCGCAACGATCAATTTCGAGTCGCTGTCGGGTGATCAACAGCGCTCGGGCTCGGGGCCGTCGCCCGATCTTGCGCGCTTGCCCGGCGCGCGCCTCGTGCGCGCATCCGAGCCAGAGCGCGGCGTGCAGTTCAAGGAGGCGTTGATCAAGTCGCTCACGGGCGGCGAGCCGATGCTCGTGCGATCTCTCAACAAAGAGTTTTTCGAGTTCCGGCCAACGTTCAAGTTGGTGCTGTCGGGCAACCACAAGCCCGAGATCGGCGGCGTCGATCACGGCATTTGGAGGCGCGTCAAATTCATCCCGTGGCCGGTGACGATCGCCGATCACGAGCGGCGACCGATGGATGAGGTGATGGGCGAGATTTGGCCCGAGCGCGCGGGCATTCTCAACTGGCTGATCGCTGGCGCGCTCGACTACCTCAACGCCGGCTTGCGCACGCCGCCCGAGGTGAATGAGGCAACGGCGGAATACCGCGACGAGATGGACCCTGTCGGCACGTTCGTCGGCGCGTGCGTCGAGAGTGTGCCATCAAAGCCCGACGGCTCGCCGGCGTCGCAAGTGTCGGCGCGTGCGATGTATGACGCCTTTGCCTCTTGGGCCGTGGCGAACGCGGTGCGGCCGTGGAAGGAAAAAAGCTTTGCGACGGCGATGTCGCAAAAGGGTTTCACCAAGGAACGCAACGCCGCCGGCATGCGCTACTTGCACGTGATGCTCAAGAATGTGCCCGAGGCGCCGCGCCGTCGCGCCGACGAGCCGCCGCATCCGGCCGACGACGACGTTGCGCCAGTGTAGGGCTGTCGGATCATGGCGCGCGATGTAGCGTCGCGCGCGATCCTGCATCGGTGAATTTGCGAAGTCGGTTCAAGGCTCTAAGGCGCGGCGATGTAGGAAGTGCAAGGTTTGGCCCGAAAACGCTCTCTCTCACTCTCCGGGGTGCGGGGCGAGCTAAATGACCCCTCTCTCATATGTGCGTCTAACTTTATCCTACATCCCTACATTACGACCAACTAAAGCAATGAAATATAACGACAAAAACTAGATGTAGCATCGACCACAACCCAACACACTACCTACATCCCTACACTGCCAAACATCACAACGGGGCGAATCAAGTGAAAAAGACAATCGGCATTGAGAAGCTTGTGCAATGGGCAATGCGTGAGGAATTGCCGAAAGGTCAATCGGTCTCGGCCTCGCCGTGGCAAATCGTGACGCAGTATTGCGCGCTCGGCGTGCGCGTCGATGTGAGCGGCTACGGCGACGGCCTCGGCTTCCTCGGCGGCGAGCCGCATGCCGACGCGCTGATCGTCGCCGAGGCGATCCGCGCGCTCGACACGCGCGCGCGCTTCGCGGATCGCGTCGAGGTGCTGCCGCTGTTCGGCGACTGCGCCGGCATTGCTGGCGATGCCGTCGGCGCGATCATGGGGGCGTCGTTCGATCAGCGTGCAATCGTGATCAGTCACGCGACGATGGGCACGCGGCCGGCTTGGGCTTTTGAGTTGCCGTCGCCGAGCCAGCGGTTTTATGAAGCGCAGAACGCCGCCGGCGCGGTGCGCCGCTATCCTGTTGTGCTCGGCGACGACGCCGACGCGCATGTTGTGATGATGCAAAAGAACGAAGGCCGCGCGCGCGCGCGTGATGGTGAATATACTTACGCGATGTCGCCGCGCTCGCCGATCGAGTGGTGCGATCCGGCGCCGTTGAGTATTGCGCACGCGCGAGCGCAATACGTCGCATGGCACGCGGCGCTTTCGCATCTCGCAACCGTGCTCGCCGCCGCGCTCGAAAGCTTTGCGCCGGCTCCGCTCGCGCTGCCGCTGATGCCTTGGCTCTCGCCGACGCTGGCGACGCGTTTGATTTTCCGCGACGCGTTCGCCCGCTATGACACCGTCGGCTTGCCATTGCAGCCCAAGCGCGAGGCCGGCCGGGCGCCGATCGAGTCGCCGATCGAGGCGGAAACGCGGGCAAGCTATGGCCGGGCCAGCCGCGAAAAAATGCGCCGATCCGCTGCAATCTAAGGGGTTAGCTGCATTTCCGTGTCGGGGGTGTTTGACCCGGAAGGCCCCGCTTGACATAACCCCGGACGTTCCAAAAGGTCTAAGAGCAGAGCGAGGCCCGCCCAATGGCGGGCTTTCGCATATTCCGATGACACGAGGATTAACGGTCATGAAGTAAATACGCTTCGCGATTGTTCGTACACCGGCCGATGAGCCGGGCTTTGATCGACTTCGTCGCCTCGGCGACGCGCTGACATAGCAACCCTAGCCTGCGGGCCTGTTGCATCCTACGCTGACGCAACGCGACTGCGCCCTCGATCGCCGCAATTAGGCTACTGCCGTACTACGGGGCAGATTGCCGGTTCGGTATCATCGGCAAACTCGCAAAAAACCTCGGATGATCTCCGCATCAACCCGACGATGTAAAACCCGGTTCTCGCCAAAGAAGGCGCCGCGCGCGGCGGGACGGTTACTCCCGCCGCAACCATTTTCAATTCATCACGCGCACGCGACCGGCTCTCAAGTCAGGACGCCTTAGTGCATCAAGCCGCGTTCGCTCGCGTGATGATCCAAACGTGAGGTGTGTCATGGGTTGCCGCTGCAATGAACGCAAACAAGCGATCACGCGCGGCATGTCCGCCGCCGTGCGGGGTGATGTCAGGCAGGCTGCGGGGGCAGTCGGCTTTGTAGCGCGCACCCTAACGGATGATGCGCGCTCGGGCGCGCTCCGCACGGCGGCAACGGCACAACTCGCGCAACTCCGCGCCAAGCTCACCAAGCGGTGACGTGATGGCGTTCTCGATGCTTGAGATCGACGCGCGCGAGATCGACCACCTCGCCGCGCTGTTCAAGAAAGCCGAGCGCGAGGCGCCGGCGGCCATTGCCCGCGCGATCAGGCGCACCGGCGATCAAACCGCGACGCGCGTTGTGCGCACGCTCACGGCGCAAACCGGACTGCAGCGGCAAGTCATTGCCCGCGCCGTCAAGAAAAAGCCGGCCGGGCTGACCTATTCGCTCAAGTCGCGCGGCGGCAACGTGGCGCTGAAATACTTCAAGGCGCGTGAGACCCGCAAGGGCGTCTCGGCGGCGCCGTGGAATCATCGCCGCGTGTTCGCTGGCGCATTCATCAAGGGCGGGCGCTTTCCCAAGCGTGTGGCGCTCGGCCTCGGCGGCCAAGTGTTCAAGCGCACCGGCGCGAGCCGCGTGCCGATCGCCCGCATCAAGTCGGGCCTGTACATCCCAACCGAGATGGTGACGGGCGCAACCGCTGCCACATTCCTAAGCGCAGTGAGGCAGCTATTGCCGCCTCGGCTTCAACACGAGATCGCCGCCATCCTCGGCGGCCATGCTTAAGAGGGTGGATCATGTCGAGGGGCAAGCGTGTGGTTGAGGCGTGCATTCGCCTCGTGATCTTGGCCGGCGTCATGCTCGGCGCCGACATGCTTGCCCTCGTGATGTTCCTCGCTGGCGCCTCGGCGCCGTGGATCGTCGCGGCGATGGGCGCGTGCGGCATCGCGGGCGCGTTCCTCGCCCGCCGTGCCACCCGCCCGGCGATGGGTCCCTCCCGGCCCCCACCCCCACACGGCACAAGCGCGCCCCGAAATCTCGCCAGCCGCAAATCTGAAAAGTTGGGTTGACATGGTTGACACGTTGACACTGTTGCACCCGCTCGATCGCACTTGGCACATCATGCGCGAGCGCGCTGCGATGTCGTGTGCGGAGTTCAAGGCGTTGCGCGTTGTCACGTCGCCGAACGATGGCCCGCCGCGCACTATTTGCCGCGCGCTGATCGGCGGCCGATGGCACGCCGTCGAGCGGCAATATTCGTGCGGCTACCCGATGTATTTCGCCAACCCGATCACGATCAGACTGCAGGCCGAGCTATGAGCGGCGACGCGCATGATCTCGTCGAGGTCGGGCTTTGGCTGTCGGTGTCCGAGATCGCCCGGCAAAAGGACAAGTCGCGGCAAGCGATTGCGAAGCGAGTCGACTCGCTCGTCGAGGCGGGCTTGATCGAGACGCGTGCCGGGCCAGGCGGAACGAAACTCGTCAACCTTGCGCAGTTCGATCGCGCTGTCGGCGACACGGGCGACGCCTTCAAAGAGGCGTCGGCCGAAACGCGCGCCGAGGCCGAGATCGACATCACAACGTCGCCGGCGTCGCCGGCGTTGCGTGATCACCAATCGCGCGCGGCTCAGTATACGGCCGATCTCAAGTTTCTCGATCTTGAGGAACGGCTCGGCCGGCTCGTGCCGATCGAGGAAGCCAAGATCGGCGGCGTCAAGATCGGCGAGGCCGTCGTGCGCATCATCGGCCGGTTGCCGACATACGCCGAGGCAATGACCGCTGCGGCGGTCAAGGATGGGGTGCAGGGATCGCGGGGCCTGTTCAAAGACATCGAGCGCGAGTTGCGCGTCGCTATCGCCGAGGCAATCGGCGAGATCGCGCGCGCGGCCGTGCCGTCAACGATTGATCCGGGCGAGGATAGCTCGCCCGCGTAAGGGCCGGCTATGCTGCAATTCAAACGTTCCGCCGTCGCCGCCATGTGCGCCGAGGCGATGGCGCTGATCGAGCCGCCCCGCAAGGTGTTGCCGGCCGATTGGGCGGCGCAAAACCTGATCGTGCCCGACGGCCCGCGCGCCAACGAAAAATGGGACAAGTCGCTTACGCCTTACGTCGTCGAGCCGTTGAACAACAGCGGCCCCGAGTCGCCCGTCAACAAATGGGCGATCCGCAAGAGCGCGCAAACCGGCTTTACGGTGATGGCGATTGCGATCGTCGGCTCGACGATCGACACCGATCCGTCGGGCGGCATCTTGCTCGTGCAGCCAACCGACGGCGCGCTCGCCGACTTCATTGCCGACAAGCTTAACCCGTCGATCGAGCAATCGGCCGCGCTCAAGGCGAAGGTCAAGCCGCAAGTTTCGCGCTCGGGCGAGGGCTCGACTACGTATCTCAAGCGCTATCCGGGCGGCTCAATGGCGCTCGCGATTGCCAACTCAACCGCCGATCTCCGCTCAAAGACAAAGCGC